GAATTTAGGTGCTCCACTCCCACCTTTTCTTTTATCGTGTTTTCCTAATGGGTCTCTTCCTCTTGCACTACCATCTTTTCCATAATGGGGGCCTTCTTTAGGTCTCCCAGCTCCTGGCTGTCCGCCTTCTGGAGCTCCACCTTCATCTTCTAATTCGTGTCCAGTTCTACCCATAGCTAAATCACTTGGTGTTCCTTGTGATTCGCCAGATTTTGCTGGATCGTTTCCTTCAGATTCTATCTGAGCTCTTCTAAATTTTTGTTTAAAATCGAAAACAATTTGTTCATCTTCGTGTTTAATCTCATCTTCAGTAAATTTAAATATGTTTCTATAAATCCACTCTGTAGAAACTATACCATCTTGTAACATTGAAGATGCCAGTGAAGTTTTACTCGTCCACAACTCAATCTTTTCTTGTTCATATATCGTGGATGGGTTTGTTAATCCCAAATCGAAATTAACTAAATCTGCGTCTGTATATCCTTGTACGTATAAATGTACAATAGCAATCTTTGTTAATTCACTAATAATAATTCTTTGTATTCTTTCAATCGTTCTTGCAAACCTCACATCTTCTGCCGCTAAGGTTGCCTTTGAACCAACTTGTTCTTCATATCCAAGAAATGCTTTTGGTATCTTTAATGCTGCCATTAACTTGTTTCTCAAATATTCAATATCTTCTACCGCTTCATATGTTAATCCAGGTAATGAATCTATTTGTGTTCCACTATCTCCACCACGAACAGGTACAAAGAAATCTTCTGTTATGTTCTGCATATTATATTTTAAATTATAATCACCAGATTCTTTTTCTACTACGGGTGCCTTTTTCATTTTATTGATAATTTGTTGCATATAATTATCAACTTCATTTGGTGGAATATTACCAATATCAATTTTAAATACTCTTTTTTCAGGAGCTCTCATAATTCTATGAATTAACATCGCGTCTTCCATAAGTGAAAGTTGTTTCCAAGTCTTTCTACCGCCCTCAACCATAGCCTTACCATATGGTAAATAATTTGAATCACCCAATAACCTAAAATGGGCAATTTCGAAATTTTCAAATTCTTGTTGAGTATGACTTAATTTTGTCTGATTTGGATCTGCCGATTCTAATACGAATTTAACATATTCTGGATTGTCTGGATCAATTCCTTCTAATCTCACAACATCATAACTTGATAAAGGAACTACATTTTTAACTCCATATTTTTCATCTATTTCTAAATGTAAAAAGAAATCACCATACTTACACATATTACGAACCCAAGACCACAAGTTAAACTCTATATTTAATATGTCGTAAAATAAGTTGTGTAATATTTGTTTTATCTGGTCATTATCACTATTAATTGTTAAAACATCACCATATTCACTTTTCATTGTTGATTCATCTGAATATACATCCAGTGCTGATGATATAATGGAATCACTATCCATTGATTCATAATCTCTAAATAACCCTAACCGCATTGAGCGCACCATTGCAGTATCTGAATATCCAGATAACCCTTTTCCTGTTGAAAAGAGTCGTTGATATCTATCCACTAACTGTCTTTGTGGTAAATATTGTATTTTACTCGTATCTGCTACTTTTAACCTTCTTCCACCAACGTTTCTTACTATAACGTTACCAGAAAATAATCTAAACAGTCGAGCTCTTATTGATGTATCTGCCATACTTTCCTCTAATTAATTAACCATTCTAAAGATTCTTTTTCTTTATTTCTATTTCCTACATCCCATTGCCAGGCATCCTGGCCAGGGTTTTCTTCTGTTATATAAATACCAGGATTCATATCCATCCCTGTTAAAGTTTTCTTTTGTAATTCTATTCCCTCAGCTCTCAATCTTAATGCAGTTTCTCGTATCCATAATCCAATTCCAAATGACATTACTAAGTCATCATTGTATCCTGACATTGCTTCGGCTTTAGTTCCGTTATATATAAATACGAATAATTCATCAATTAATCTCTGGGAATAAACTTTAACTGACTTTTCTCTAAAAAATTCTTCTAATTTAGAAATAACTAACGGTCTTGTTTTCGTGGACATTGTAAACCCAGGAATCATTTGTTTTTCTTGTCTATAAATTTTATTAGACATTTGTTTTTGTGTATCTACATATTGTAAATCTTTACTCATATAAAATAAATTTTCATATTCTCTATCTATTACTTGTTGGATTGCTGCCCATCCAATTGTGGCATTTTCAATTACCAATAATGCGTTATTATATTCCTTAGATATATTTACGAGTAAGTTACCATAATCCCTTGTAGAAATCTTACCTTTATATTCCGCTACTTGTTTACAATCTTCTACTTCCATAACATGAAATGCTGAGTAGTCGGTCGCATCCCCCCTACTAACATCTGCACTCACAACATAATCTTTTGTATAATTTGGTTGTTCCCATATCCAAACATTATTATCAACTCCACGTTTTTCCATAGGGTCTTTTACCATAGTGGTTCGATATTCTTCTAAAATAACACCATCAACTACAGATTGACCAGAAGTGATAAAGTCACAATCACATTCTTGAGCGGCCATTGAAGGCCCCAATAATTTATCTTGTTCATCTCTCCAAGGTTGTTCTCTATCTGGATGTATAGTCCAATGAAGTTTAATCATATTCCAATTATTAGTACCATCTTCTGCATCCATCCAAGTTCTATGAAACCAATTACCAACACCATTTGGAGTAGAGAGTGCTATACATCTACCACCTAATGCCAAAGTTTGAGATGCAGCAGTCCATATTGTATCTATCTTAGGAATAAACGCCGCCTCATCTAACACCAATAAAGATAGTGCCTCTGAACGACCTGCTTCATCTGAACTTGCGATTGCCTTGATTTGAGAACCATTTCTATATCTTAATGATAATTTATTATCTTCCACACAATTGGCCTTTAACCAACTTGGAAGATTTGCGTGCATCACACGAACTTTTGTTACTAAATTTTTAGCAGTATCTTGTTTGGTGGCAATTACCAAAATATTCTTATCATTATGAAATGTCATCATCCACAAACTATATCCAGCAGTTAATGTACTGATACCTAACTGTCTTGCCTTTAAAATAACATTATATTCATTTTTTAATAAATCTTCAAGTGTTCTTTCTTGAAAATCATACAAGTTAAATGGAATTTTCCCTTTAATTGGGTGTTGAATTACGCAATACTTTCTTAAAAAATATACAGGAGATTCTGCACATTTTAAAAATTCTCGTTTTATTGCATTTTTTATATTTTGTTTATTGTCCATTATTTAAGCCAGTTAATACCTTTACCTATATTATATGCTGGGATTCCAACTATTCCTGCCCCATAGACAAAATATAACCATTTATTTTCATACCAAGATGGTTTTACTAATTTTACCTTCTTTTCTAATAACGTAATTTGTTCATCCGATAATTTAATTTGAGATTCATATAAAACTTTTAAAGAATCGTCTGCTACTGATTTACCCTTATAAATATCAAATAAATTGTCCTGATACGAAACTATTTTTGATAAACTATCAACTTCAAATTGTAACTGTTTTATATTATTGGCTAAACGTATAGCATCCTCTTCGTTCAGCGTCATTTGTCCGAAAAGAGTACCAACTAAAAATAAATGTATTATCCATTTCATCAGTCAATATTATGTTAATTATCTATGTAGAACGAAAACTACACCAGTTGCACCAATTACTACTTTCCTTACACCAATTGGATAAAGTGTTTTAGTAGTAAGTTGTCCACTATCTAATGTTCCACCACTAGAACAATGTATTACTACATTTGTCAAATTTTCAACAATAAATCCTGCACCAGAATTTGAACCTGTGGCATGATAGGTAGTACTTGACCCCACCTCTGTTACCTTATTATAATCACCCAGTGCTAAATTGTCTGGTATTGCCATTTTAATCTCCTATTATTTTTTCTTCGCAAATTCTCTTAAAAAATCTTCAGCTTCTGAAATATCTTTCACTTTCTTTGCCTTAGAAGAACCCTTTTTAACTTCTTCTATTTCTTTTTCAAGTTTTTCTGCCTTTGCCTTTAAATTATCACTTTTTTTAGAAACAGATTTAGTGGCAGACTTAATTTGTTTCTTCTTTTTCTTTACATCTTTAATTTTTTTGTCTATCTTTACTATTTTTTTCTTTTTTATGTTGGACAAGAGTTGAGATAGTCCCAGAAAAAAAGTAAATATCCAAACAGGATTTATCTTTTTAAGAAATTTCCTGAATGAGTCCCAACTCATTAAAGACCGCGTTTTATTTTAGCAAAGTATCTAATTAAATCACTCTTATCTAAATTTAACGCCTTAACTATTCTTGCTAATGCTGCTACTTGTCTTTTACGATTAAGATTAGCACCTTTAATAGCATCAACTGCTTTATTTAAATATCTTTCGGCCTGTGCGGGAAGTTTATAATCTTCTAAACCTTTACCATCTTCCGTCATCACTTCCTTAATCTCTGTACGAATTATGTTGCGCAATTCATCTTGTGTCATAGTAAAATCTCCTAATTATCTATGTTAACTTACATATAAATATCAATTAAATTGTTTCTTCTAACTTTTCTAAATATTCTTCAGCCTCAACTATAAGTTTTTTCATTTCTTCACCGTCATCTCCGCCCCACTTTTCTTCATCTACCGAATAACCATCTGCTCTTACCTGATTCAAAAATGTAACCGCGTCTGGAGAATTTTTCCACTCTTCTATGGTTTGTTTTAAATCTTTGATATAAGACCGTTTATTTTCTCTAACTTTAATTTCTTCATATTCCTCATAAGTACCATTTATTCTCATTTTGGTTTCTTCTTTTACCACACAATCATAACACCTACTTTGTAAATAATAAAATTTAGTATCTAAACGAGTTTTCATTATTTTTTTACATTCTGGACAAAACCACGGCATCCGAGCTTCTTTTAATACATTTGCCCTTTCTGAAGAAACTTTTCGTTCTTCTTTCTCTGTTTCAGTAAGTCCTATTGTGTCACCCTGATATCCTACCATTATACGTTTTTCTGGTTCTTTACCATCAAGAATTGATTGTATTGCTTTACTTTGTCTTTCTGCTTCTTTACTATAATTTGCCATAATAACCTCTAAAAGTTTAATAACCCTAAAATTTGATTCACAGGTGCAAATGCTCCTGTAAACTTATATGTTTTACCTTTGTATTTAAAAACTATACCTTCTGATGGTACAATTGAAGATAATCCACCAATTGCTTCTAATTTTTCAAGTTGATGTTTTAAAGTAGCCAACTTTTTAACATCTTTACTTCGTTTTACCTGTTTTATTGCCGCAATTACATCTCTTCTTATCTTTTGTACCGCACTATCTCCCGAAACTGCTAAATATCCACTAATATTCTTCAATATTTGAGCACCCACATCAAAAAATAAAACTTCAAAAGGTTTCATATTCTGTTTTACCGTTTCTTGATGGTCATTTTTATCAAATGATAATACCCACTCTAAAAACTTTGGAAATTTCTTCAAATCTTTTTTAATCGTTGGTATCTTATATGATTTATCAAAGAACGCCCATCTTTTAGTTAAATTAATCAAAATGTTATTAGATATTTTTGTACTATGTTGTTTTGACGCGTTAAAGATAAATTCTTCCCAAAATGATTGATGGTACATAGATAATGTATCATTATCCTTTAATGCATATTCTTTTTGTAATTTATTTAATCTACTGATAAATCCGGCCTTCTTTTTTCCAAAATCTTGTACCTTAGATACTGTTAAAAATTGAGGTTTACCAATTTTATAATGTTTTTGTACGTGTTGATTAACTTGTTTAATCATTCCTGCCAACATTCGTCCAGAACCTTTAAGTTCTCCAATTGCCTTCCCGCTATCATCATATTCTAATGCTCCGTGAAATACAATCTCTGCTTTATCATAATTGATTACATTTGATGATGCTGGATACATGACTTCAAGATTCATCCAATTCTTACCATTACCAAAAATCTTTTCTTTTTGTTTATCATTCAATCTACCAATTGATTTCCCCAAATCTTTCATTGCAAATACAAAGGCATCTCTAATATCACCTCTACCTGCAAACTTAGATGCTACTCCGCTCGTATCCATCGAATTTGCTCCAAAATTCTTTAGTTGACCTTTGTTTCTAGCTGTAACTAATTTTCCATCTTTCCAACTAACCATTAAATTTTGACCATCGAGTTTTTCCGTAACATTATCTTCACGACTAAGATTTCCACCCAATCCTAAAGTAATAATATTTTTTAAATCACCAAATGTCAAACTTTTATCATCAAAGGGATGATTCATGTGTCCATAGGCTCCACCCATTAATAATAACTCCTTTCCGTTATCTTGTTTATCTGTAACTAATAAATTTACATATTCTTTTAAATCAAAAATATTATCACCATGAAATTTATCCATAGGTGATAAATCAAGATTTTTTGCTCTTTGTGTATTTTGTCCAACTGAGTCTATATCAACTCCTGCCGATACGGGTGCCTCAACTGCCACTCCTGTATAATCTTTACCATCAGGAGTAATTCCGTTCCAATTAAGAACTTCCCAACCCAAACTACTCATTATAAATTTTATTCTATCTTTATATGCCTTTATTGGATCTGACTTTCCAAATCTTTCACCGTAGGATCCAGCTCCTTTTTTACCATATGCCACTGCCGGAACTATGTTTTTTGAAGTTGTATAATCAAGTCCTGGATCTGTTGCTGAATCACTTATAATATAACTCAATAAATCCCAACCCGTATCATTGATTTGTTCATGAGAATACATATTTTCAATCCAAGATTTTGTAACTCGTTTGTAATCCTCAAATCCATCATAAAATGTTGGTGGGCCGTCATCCGTAGGAAACATACCACTATTAGCAACTTCTTTTAATAATTTTGGTATAATATTTGGATTGTTAACTAAAAAACTATCATATACTTCAAATAACTTTTTAAATTTATTATGCATCATTTGAAATACACCTTTATCAAAATATCCAAAGGACTTTTTAAATAATTTTTCTCTATTCTTTTCAAATTCGGGTGAACCAAGAAGTTCTCTCATAGCAGTTCCACTAACTTCCATTCCACCCACTCTCATTGAAACGTGTGGGGCTGTATGAATGTATCCGTGTTCCTCATATCCACTCATGTTATTTTTATTCTTTTTATAATCTTGATAATAGGTTTTTCCACCACTTTTCTTTGTTCCACCCGTTAATCTATCAGCATCCTTTTCACCAAATATGTAAATTACTGCAGTTGTTTCTTCATCAAATTTCTTTAATGTGTTTTTAGCAACATAGGGTGTTCGTTCTTTTATAATACGATTTTTAGGCACTCCCATTTTAGACATATGACGAACTTTTTCTTTAAAATTCATTGGATGCCGTGGTGGTTGTTTTATATCAGATGTAGTGATATATGCTACATCAACTTGTTTTTTTAACCATTCGTAGGTTTTCAAATGGTGGGGCCCAAACGGCTGAAACCGTCCACCGTATACACCTACGACTTTTTTAATTTTTGATTTTTCTTCTATCACATTGGATGTGGCTTCACCTTTCTCACTAAGGGAATATACAACATTTTTAGTATATAAGTCAAGCGTTTTATTAAGTTTTTCAACAGTCACTCCAGTATCTTTAATTGCACTTTTCTTCTCTGCCTTATCTGTAGTCACATATGTGTCGTATTTATCACCTGGAGCATGTTCATATTGACGAACTTTTAATTTAATCTTTGATTCATAATCGTTTGGTAAAGTATTCTCAATTCCTAAAAATTTAACCGCTCCTGGTATCAAATATAAAGTCACTTCTTTTTTATTTAAATTCATCATTAACTGACTTGAAGTCCAGAGTTTATTTTGTGCTCTAACTAAATCAAATTTCGGGCCTTCATCTTGTTTATGATTATAAAACGCTGGAAATACCTTCTTGTAATCTTTTTCTTTAGTTAATATCTCTAATGAATTATTCAATCTCACTACAGAAGAATGTCTATCTGATCCTCTATTATATCCTTGTTCTGGATGATAAATACCGTGATTTGTCTTAACTACTGGTTGTTTTAAATCATGTATTTTAACTACGGGTTTAACTCTACTCGTATTTTCTATTTCAACTAATTTATTACCATCACTAATTAATGTATGTCCTTTAATACCACCATGATATGTTATAAGTGATTCAACAGCATCTTTTAAATTCGATTTAGAAAGTGCCTCTCTGA